TTCTTCTAAGGCCTAAATTATCTACACAACAAATAACCAAATCATATCCTTGCATTTGTTTTTCAGTTAGAATAGGAAATTTACTTGCTTTATTGGTGGATTCGTAGTTATATTCCATCACCAACGCTTTGTTTTGCCCTACATCCTTTGATTGAAAGTTTTGATATGGTAGATTCTTTGTTTCTACCTTATCAGGGTCGGCTACTGTTATATCATACAATTTTACTTTATCTAAAAGCGGTATTAAGAAACTTCCAATACCACCTGCTCCAATTACTAATATTTTTCTTTTCATTTTTATTCCTCCTTTTTTGTTCTTGTGAAGTTGAGCCTTAGCCCTTCTTTTTCCATAACCATATCAACATGAAGTGTCATGTCTTTCGGTGTCTTTGCTAATTCTGCGTCAATTGCTTTCTTTATCATCTCTTGAAATTCCTTTTCATTCATTTTTATTCCTCCTAATAATTTTTATAACTTTGCTCGTTATAGCCACAATCTTGACATTGGACTCCTTCATAATTTTGCGTTTCCCATTCAAACATTGTTCCGTTACATCTTGGACATCTATATTTTTTCATTCTTATTCCTCCTTACCACATTCTTCACTTAATATCTCAAATCCTTCTCTTGATGCTGTTCCATAAACTGCATCAACACCAATCTTATACTTGGCATTAACCATAGCCGCAATAGAAACAACCGTTTCCATCCAATCATCGGGCATATCATAAGGCATGCCTTGTGGATTTACTAACTGTATTGCTAAAGTTGGATATTGTAATTTATCTTTCATATTTATTCACTACCATTTTATTTATCATTCTTATACAAGCATCAACACTTCTATTTAATTCTAAAGATGCTTCTGCATAATTCATGCCATTTTCAATGACTATATCATATAATTTCTCTGCATCTGCTTTACTCCATCTTCCTGTTTTCATTTTAATCTCTCCTAATTATTCCTTTATCTAACAACTCTTGGTAGTTATCCATCCAACTACTTAGAATCTTTATTGCTTCTCTTCGACCTAAGCCGAACTCTTCTCTCAAATATGGAGTAGCGCCAAACATATTGGTTACTCCACTTTGCCGTAATTCTTCTAAATACACATAGTATTCAATCCATTCTTCTTTTATTTCTTTTTTCATTTTAATTCCTTTCCTCTTATCTCTTTAACTTCATTCTTTCCTATCAACTCAAGTAATTTGTTGGTTGTATTTCTTATAGACCATCTAGACATATTGCAGTTTCTACTTATCATACTAGCAGTTACATCAGTTCTACAATTAACATTAGTCGCTATCCAAGCGATTGCCACAGGATAACTAGTAGGAATATTGTAATTGCTTTCGTTTATTATTGGCTGAAAATAATCATGTATGTCTAAACATTGTTGAACAAACCCTACATTGTTTAGAACTTGAACTGCTACTCTTTCTATTTCATAGCGGTAGTCTATTGGTCTAGTTACCTTACCAAAGGTCTTTTTGATTTTCTTAACTAATTTAATTACTTTAGATTTATCGCTTTGAAACTCTATCGAACAAACATCTGCATATTTTACAGGAGTATTATTTTCTAATAGACAGTAATATACGATAGCACAGGCTCTATCCTCGTAAGATGACCTATTGATAATATTTTTTCGATATAGAGTAATATATATTTCTTCGCATCTATCTCTTATTGAACTACTAGAAGTAAAGTTTGCTAAAAGTATTTTACAAAAAGATAATCCTCTCATGATGTAGGAAGAGTAATTCGATTTAGCGTGGTGGTGTTTTGCGACTTTACCTAATTTACCGTTAATGACAGAGCCTAATTTACCTCTATCCGGAGAATGAACAATATTGCCTTTCTTATCCACAGGAAGAACCGTCTCTTCAAAGAGTTCGGTTATTATAACTAAGCCACATTCATCACAAGTCATTTCTCCCAGTCTTTCATTAAAGGATACTGATTTACTATAACATTCTTCACAAGTATAGGTGTAGTTGCTTGTCATATAATCTCTCCAATTCAAAAGCAGTGTCTTTGAGTCTGACAGAGTTTTCCTCTACATCTCTAATATAGCCCCTAATGGTGCTTACTCTCTTTAACATCATAATATCATTTAATGCGGCGAATGCTCTTGCACACATTTGGTCTCCTAATGGGGCATCATTAGTGGCGTTGTCTATACAAATCGGCCCTTTCCAATCATTAGACCTTGTTTCTAGTGCATCTTCGTCATTATCGTCTTTATATTCATATTCGATTTTAGTTCCTAAGACATATGTAGATACTCTTTGTGTTCCGGTAGCGTTTCCGTTATCTCTAATATACCAATCATAACCTTTACCTCTGACTATCATGCCGTCTAACTTCATAGAATCGTCTCCAGTCCATAAAGTTTCAATTCCGTTGTTTTTGTAAACAAGGGTAATTCTATCAGAGAATTGCTTTACCATGTCTTGGACTAATTTTTGCGCTCTTTGTTCAATCAAATCTTTGGTTCTATTTTGCTCTAAGAAGGGAATCATTAGTTCAAGTTCTGAATTCGTTGGCTTTCTACCAACGGTTTGTAAAAATAACTTATTAGGTGAGCAAAATTTCCACTTTCCTGTTTTCTTTCCATGTAGAAAGAAAGAACAGAATGATGTTATCTCTTTTCCATTCATTGTTCCCCAAATACCATCGCTGACCTCTATTGCATATTCATCAAAGCCTATTTGTTGAACATTTAGTCTAACTTCTACTTTTTCAAAATCTTTGTAAAAATTATAAGGCATTCTGTTCTCTAATACATATCTTACATCCTCAGATATATTTAGCGACCTTAACAATGTTCTCTGTAACTGTATTGTGTCATCAGTCCAAATAGACTTAATTGCCACTCTAGCAAGAACACTAAGCATGTGATTAAAACTCACCGACTTACCATTCATATAATATCTACTAGAACCTTCTAATAGAATAGGAACAGCACCTATGCTAAAGTCCATTTCTTTTCTATTTTTTAGACGATTTCTGCCTAACATCTCCTTAAAGTAGCCTCTAACCGCATGTAGTATAGGGTCTTTTGTTGTATTATTTCTAACACTTAATATTCTATTATTCCAGTAGTGGCGAGTATAGTCCAATCCTGTCCATGTAATTTTAAAACTACCATACATATCACTACTATCATCTACTGTTGGTATTTGTATTACTACTTCTCTTTCTTTTTCTTCATTCATATTATCACATCATATATACATTTTCATTATCTTTGTCACAAATAATGTGACATTCGTTTTCTATTTCTATTATATTGGTAAGTTGCTTACCACAAACCCTGCATCTTGTTGCTATTTTTTTATTTCTTGTGCTTTGTTGATATTTTGGGTCTTTTTCTTTCAATTAATTCACCTTCCATTTTCTTTTTAGTCTTACAAATTATACATTCCGATTTACAGTTGTAGTTATGATAGTCTAACATAGATTTAGTTTCTTTTACAGATTTAATTAGAAATTTTTTAAAACCCATTTCTACTGCTTCTTCTATGTTATACAATTCATCAAGTCTACAAAAATCGTAGTATAGTGCGGATATCTTGCTTGAATCCGTATCGAATATATCATCAAATTCATCAATTACTTTGATTGAATTTCTCATAATTATCTTGCTATCAACTGAGAAGTCTCTCATTATAAACAACATGATGTTCAGTGCTTCATCATATTTTTTAACGAGGCTAGGCACTACTAGACCTCCTTTAATCTAAACAACTTCTCTAAAGTTGTGATTATCTTCATACCTCTATTAACTTCTTTTTGAGTTAATCTATCAGTATGAATCATTTTTCTTAGTTCCTCGAAAGACTGTGCAACTATTTGCTCATCATTCATATTTGATTTTGAATAGGATAAGGAACATAAACCTATCGTTTTGTGAGGGACAGAGCCAAGCCCCAATATGGCTCTGCCCCTCTAAGGGGAAAGAACGAAGAATTTAATTCAAAGGTTTCCTCCAACGATAGCATTTACTAGGTCTACTGTCTCAACAGTTTCCCAGTTAATCTCTGCAATATCTTCTCTCGCTACCATTTCTCCATCAATAAAACACCAATGGGTAGGGTGAGTTTCTATCTGCTCAATCACGCTACTTGCTTCTAACATCAAATCTGTGTGTCCGGTATCATTCATTATTCTTAACTTAATCATATTTTCATCTCCTGTATTTTTCTTTCTTTCTCTCCACTATTTAAACTATACCAAAAGGTATGGTGGGGCATATCTCTGGTCATTCTAAATCACCTGTCGAATTACTGTTCATAAAATCTTGGTCATCTTTTTCAAACTGTCTCTGTTCTACTAAGAAAGATGTCAAAAGTTCATCCATCTTGTCTTGTAGGCTGTGAACTATACCGGATATAGTTTTACGGTATAGACTAATCCATATCTTATGATATGAGTTAATCACAATCTTGGGGTTGTCGTTTTCAGTTTGGCTTATTATTATCGGTGGCATCTCTGCCGAATTTATTATTCTATATTCTACTTCCATATTTATTCCTCCTTTAGAGCATCGGCATATCCTTTTCCTAAAAGCATAATACCTCTAGTATTCTTAGACATGACTATCTCGTCCAGTCTATTTAGGTTGTCCTTTGGGTTGGCATCAACTGAATTCACGATAAATTCAGCAAGTAGCATGGCTACTTTAACCGGACTAACATCTCTAAACAATTTGTATAGATGTTCTGTTATATCTTCTCTATACATATCATGATATTTACAATCAAGACATTCCTCTTTTACCATACATTCGTAAACGGGGTCTGATTCTAAATACCATCCTTTTCCTTCACATATCTCACAATTTCTCAAGTGCATTCCTCCTATATTCATCTATTTTTCTTTGATATGCCTCTCTAACAGGGGCATATTTCTTTGCTATGTGGTCTTTAGGCCACCAACTAGGAATATCTCTTGATTTCCAGTTAGCAAAAGACCATTTTGCCTCTAAGTAATAGTGCTGATAACTTTTGATAACAAAATCCCAGTCGCTTAGATGGGGATAGTCATCTCTATCTAATCGGTAAACATCAAACATGGCAATATGAACAGGCGTTGCTAAAAAGGTAGTCGCATCAAACTCCATAGGCGTTTGTAGCATTCTTTGATAAGTTCCATGCACTTTACCATACCTAAAGGTATATTCTTCACAAAGAGCCATACCATGCTGATAAAGCCAAAGAGTATTGTGAACACTTTGTCTAGCCCAAATGGTGCTAGGATGATTAAGCATGGCAGGTTTCATTAATATAGAATCTGTCTCAGTATGATATTCTTTTAGTCTTTTTAGGCTAGGTTCATAACCAAATAAGTCTACAAACTCATTAAACAAAGCATTTGTATGTAGCATTTGGCAAGTTTCCGTTGGCATCTTAACTATGTGTTTATCTATCATTTGAACAGTTGATTCAATGGGACATCTTGATAGTGCAAATATATTCATTCTTCCTCACACTCACATTCTGACGCTCTGCGCTCGCAACATTCTAAGATAGGGTCTAAATGGTCATCTAATGATGACCAACACATATTATCGGGATAATTACTCATTTTCTTTCACCTCTATATTTTTCTCTAATTCAGGAAACCTTTGCATTAATTCTGCATGCGCTTCTTTAGGACTTAATTTAGGATAATATTTTTTCCATAGTTTATTCCAATCTACTTTCATTCTTCTTCGCCCTCTTTTATCAATGAGTTATAATGGTCTAGTGCTTTGACAAAGGTAGTGCAGACTATAGTTAGTTCGTTTCTATTAACTTCCCAATTGTTACCATCATTTGGCGCTCTATTATAGCAGATATCATCTTTGAAAAATAGCATCATAGATACTACATCATCAAAAATGTATTTTACTTTCATAGCAATCGTTCCATCATTATATATTGTATTTCCAAATTCTTGTTTTATTTTCATATTTTCATTCTCCTTTTTGATATTTCATATGCTTTTGCGTGGCTGTAATTTACAGCAACTAGTTTTTTGAATATCTCTATTCTTCTTTGTTCCATAGCAACACTTCTATCTAGATATTCAGGTTTGTATTGGTGTTGTTTGTGCTTAGGTATTATTTCTTTTAATTTCAATTAATCATCCCCGTTAGTTTGCCGCCCATCCAAACGGTAACAGTATTATTATTATTGGCAGTATTGCTATACAAAACAATACTAACATTGTCATTGCTATTATATCTCCTATTAATTTTAACATTTATTTTTCCTCCTTTATTAGTGGTGGGATGTAGTCTTTGTCATACAAAATAAATAATTCTTTATGACAATGATTACAAAGTTGAACTAGAATACTTTCTTCTATTTGTTCTAGTTCCATAGTTTTGAATTCCATAAATACCATTGTGGATGCCACCAATCCACACTTGTAACATTTAGGAATTTGTTCTTTTCGTTCTTTTACAAAGAACTGCTTAAGCCAATTGAACATAATATCAACTCCAATGGGGGGAATAGCAGGCTAGTGAAAGTAGCCTATGATAAGGTGTATTAGGATTCGCTATTCATTACTTTCAAAAAACCCCATTCTAGTTCAGTCCTCACGACATTCTAACAGGCGACTAATTATCTTAGAAGCCTGATTCTTGGACTTAATAGAATCAACATCTTCATAACCCAAATCAATTAGGAACTTGATTTGTCTTTCAGTTGGTTTTGAAGTCAATACTCTTTTGAGCGTAGTTAGTTGCGGTTGAGTCAATTCCTTTTTACTACTCATTTGTGATTTTATACTACTTAGGAAAGTTCGCTCCCAATCATTTTTAGCACTATCTATGCCAAAAGGCTGTATGCCATAATAGAAACACATCTCTTCAAAGTTTTCGTCTTTAGATTTTAGATTCGATATTTCCTCTCGCTCTCTTAAAGCATTTAATCTCTTTTGCTCTAGTTCCCGCTTTTCTCTTTGTAGTCTTTGTTGTTCTTTTCTAGCGGCTTCTGCGGCTTCTCTAGCAGGTCTTTCTTCTTCCCACTTTCTTTGTCTTTCTAGTCTCTCCGCTTCTCTTCTTTCCAACTCTAATCTTCTCTTTTCAGCAATCTCGGCCTTCTTTTCTTCAAGTTTTCTTTGAGTTTCCATAAACTCTAGAATACTATCCTTTTCTCTCATAAATAGCCAGTTAATATCCATCATTAGTTTCTTATTAGGATAGCCGTGAACTCTTTGTTGATTCTTAGGATTATTAGGATGATTCCATCTCCAAACAACAGAGGCCATTTTATAATCAGAGTTTCCAAATGTTCCACTACCTTTTTTACGCAGGGCTAATCTAGGTCTAGTCATTTCTAAAGAAGTATCCCAATACCAATCTGTTGTTCTTGTGTTATTCCACAAATCATACTCTTTAACAAAGTTAAATCTCTCTTCAAACATTTGACCGTTTTCAGCCCACCATGCCTCTGCTTTCATAGAACCAACTCTGACTTTAATCCATTCAGCGACCTGCTCATCAGTTACTTCATTAGCACTAATCTCCAACTCTTTAGCAATCTGTCGTATAATTAGATAAGAATTGATATGGTCACTACCGACTACATCTTCATTACCATTTTCTGTATTCTTGATATGGAAATGATAAACAATACCATGACCACAAAGACAATAGTTTTGATGTCCTGTATTTCTAACCCAGTCGGGTATTTCTCCATTACCACTCCACCAAACATTACCAGTTGCTATCCATTCATGTTTAGCATCATCGTAATTATCTGCTACTGATAATTCAACCATTCTCCTTTTTAGAACTCTATCCCATCTTCCGTTTGATAATTCTCTTCTCATATTTTCACACCCTCTTTGGTTTTTCACCTACATAAAATAGGTTTTTCTTTGCTCTTGTTATTGCTACATAGCAAATGTTATTCTCCTCTTGACCTCCTAATGGATGAGGCATTCTATCAGTTGCTAGAAGATAAACATTGTCTGCTTCTAGACCTTTTGCTTTGTGAACAGTTGAGAGCATAATCTCTCCTTCATCATTACCATCGAATACTCTCTTGATTTCTTCGATAATACCTCCAACAGTTTTTGCTTTGTGAGCAAAGATACTGATACAGTCTTTCTTATCCTCTAGAGCAAGAGCCTTAGATTTCTTTTCCTGTTGGATAAGTTTGTTGTAGTTGTAGTTAAAGTCGGATAGATATAGAGTCCAAAACTCATCACTACCCATTTGGTGATTCTTTGTTACTTTCTCAACAGCATTGATTAAGCCCTTAGTCATATCTCGGCCTAGAATATAGGCTGATTTGCCTTGACTAATCAAATCATAGAATGCGCTAACTAGTGGAGCATTGTATCTGCATAGAACCATATCATTCCTTTGAGGATTGAATGGTGCAAATTCATTTACACTACCAACTTCAGCATCATCATGAGCATAAAACTCTTTGACATATCTGTTTGCTTCTGCAACTACTGATGTAGGGCATCTCCATGTAATACTTAGTGAGAAATCTTTTACTTCTCTCTCGCCTTTCTTAACTAGTCTGTCTCTAAACATAGCCATTGAATTAGAATCTGCTCCTCTAAAGCCATAGATTGCTTGATTTTTATCTCCAACAATAATACAACGGCCACCATTAACACATCGAGAAATAAGTTCTCTTTGTGCTTCATTGAAATCTTGTGCTTCATCTACAAACATTACATCATAATGAGGTAGGGGATATTCGTTTACCAAAGGCAACCAAATCATATCATCGAAATCAATTGTTCCTGTTTGTGTTCTGCACATATTTAGAATAGCAGGAACAGACTCTATTGATAGGGTTTCTTCTCTGTCTGAATTGAAATTAATGTTGTATTCATCAATCAAACCAAGAATTGATTTGACATCTTTGCCTTCAATCATTGAACCCTTGACTAGTGATACTAGTTTCTTCAAAGGTGTTACATTGAAATCTTTACCTAGCAACTCACGAATGATGTTGGTCAGTTTGTAATTATTTACTCTAGTTTTGACACCTGCTTTTCTGATTGCCGCAAATCCAAATGCGTGAAATGTTTTTGCTTCTACTTCTTCCGGCAGTCTCTTTTGTAGTTCTGTTGCGATAGATTTGTTAAATGCTAAGAATGCGGCTTTTTGACCATCTATTCTATTTGCTCCTTCAACGATAGTGAATGTTTTTCCTGTTCCTGCACCGGCATTTACCATTACATGACTTTCACCATTTTCTATTTCATTCCATATTGCTTCCTGTTCTTGTGTTCCTGTTATCATTTTTTCACTTCCTTTTTGTGTTGAAACTTTAGTGACGACTACCGCATTTGGAATTAACCAAACCGTAATACTTCTTTGTCGCCCCTGTCGTCACTAAAGTTTCTTGATTCAAATGATTTGATTAAACCGTTTATGTGTCACGGCTTGCACATATCCACTTGAGTCACTCATGGAGGCCACCGTTGCTTTATAACCCCCACCCCATGAGGGTCGAACATTGTTTGAAACAACGAACAATGTTTCACTAAATCTATATCGCTAAGAAATCAATAAAGTGATTCTATTTTACCATCCCAATCGCCATCATCTATCATAGCGTTGAGGGTGTCTCTTAGACGCTTTACCATAACTCTTGAGAAATCATCTACTCCATCATAGTTGCCCCCGCCACTCTTTTGATGTTTCTTTAGAATATTTTTGTAATATGGTCGGCTATTGTAGAAGGTAGAATAATCATCTATCGCATCTTCACATATTGAATCTATTGATATTCTAGCGTATGCTGGATGTCTTGACTTCAATCCTCTACGGAAAGGTGTCCCATTTCTATTCTTTAGCATATCCTTGATACTTTTCATGGCGACATTTCTCTCTTCTACAATAGAATTACCTAACTCTATATTCATCTCTACTATTTTCGTGATTGACTTAGGAAGTTCAGCATCTTTCATGAACTCCCTAGCATCATACACTAATGATTCCCATTCGGCGTTCTCTGAACTTTGCTTATTAACTCTCTCCTCTTTGGCATTCTTAACTTTAGGCATGTAACGAGATAAAAGTCACCACTATTTAAATAACGCTATTTATTAACTTATTTTGTCTATCACCAATTACAGGCATTATTGATAAAAATAAAAACGGTTAAAATATATTGCGTTAGATAAACTAAATCAAAAGGTAAAATTGCTAATTCATCCGGTTTAGATATGTGTCCGGAAAATGTGTCCGATTACCGGACGAAGGGTTATGCAACATAACCTATTCATAATGAGGTCAAACCTGCAATATTTTTCGTCCTGTCCTGTCCGGACTTACCCCCCTCTCTACTACTACTACTCTCTAGGGTTTTTTTTGACTATAGAATGCTATATACTATACCGGATGTATCGGATATAGGATGTATTATTAAAATAATATAATAATGATACATAACTATGCCATTATGCTTTTGATATGTCCTGTCCGGCCTATTTTTGACCTCCGGACGAATCCACCAACTTTGAAAGATTGGTTCTCAGGGCGATGGCAGGAAGGGAAGCAGAAAAAACACCCTCGATTATTTATCCTATATTATATAATAATATAATATATAATAATAAAATACTAATTCATATAAGTTCAATTGAGAATGAGTATCAATAAGAGGCCGATATTTAGAGAATGAAAATAACATCTATTTATGGAAGGTAAGGTGTTTTGATTTAGGACATCTCTATGTTCAAAGGGACTTATCCCCACAACCATATGGTCATAGCGATACTTTGGAGAGCGACAACCCTAAAGCAACCACCCATACTATTAGTGCTTCAGAGGGAACTAGAAGCAAACTCATAACATAGGAGTGAAAAAAATGCAAGAAGCAAGATTTATGGACAACACAGCGAAGGTCGAGGCTTGGATTAAGTCTCTGCCGGATTCGGTTACAAGTGTTCGCAAGAATAAAGCGAGACTTGACCAAATAACCACCAACATCGAACTGGGTCTAGATGATACAGCCGATGATGAAGAGAGAAAACTTTGTTGGGAGACTATCGGTAAGAATGGTAAGTATTTCAACGATAA